AGGTTTGTAATGAAATGGTTAAAACAATGTCCGGAGATAGAGACATATGAGGAGATGATGTATTATGCTAAACATAAAAACTTACCTAGTAAAGGTAATAATTGATGGTCAAGAAGAGGAACTAAAAAACTTTGGAGAATCTGAGCTAGAAGTATTAGACAACATGGTTGATATGATAGCAGTTGAGGAAGTGCTAGAAATAGTAGAAGAAGAAACTGGTAAAAGATTTGAAGGTAGTGGTTCTTTAGAAAATCTAAGGAAACTAAAGAAACATGTTACAGAATATTTAGACCTAGAAAATAACTTAAAAGATAAAGGAAAGATACATTGATGAATAAAACAGGATATATAGGCGATTTTAAATATGATGAAATGGATAGCTCACCACAGGTAGCTTATCGTTTAACTAGAGAGCAAGTAAATTTATTTACTACTATGATGATAGATGTTTTTCCAGAAGTAAAAACTAGACCTACTTGGAAAACACAATACACAGAACAAGGTAATATTATTTTATATTTTAATAAAGAACACTTTGGGTTGGTTGATGAAATGATAAATCAAGTATTAAGTGCTTGACATTCTCAAAGTAATCAACTAAATTGTGCTAATGGAAATCGAGGACAAGGTAATAACTAGAGCATTGGTTGATGTATATTACCCTCGTCTATCTCCATTAGTCGCAACCAATCCAAATAAATGGTCCCCTCGGTGGGTGGGGAACTCTAAAACCCACATTTCTATTAACTTCATAATCGGAGGAATCGTAATATGATAGTAGAAGGTACTGCGTATTGGGCTTCTGTTAGACAGCCTAATACTACATTCGAGCCTATGTACACTATCAACTTAGTTGTTGATGAAGAGGTAGCAAAAGATTTTGCTGCTCGTGGACATAGCATTCGTGAAATGGAAGAAGGTCCTGCTATCGTCATTAAAAGGAAAGTAAATGGTCCTAATGGAATGACGAGGAAAGCACCTAGACTTCTTGACAGTGATAAGAACGATGTCGATGTTCTTATCGGTAATGGCTCTACAGTTAGAGTTCAGTATTCTGAATATGACTGGGAGTATAATAAGAAAAAAGGTAAAGGCTTAGATTTACAAGCAGTGCAAATCGTAAACCTTGTACCTTATAAAGGTGGTGATGGAGACGAATTACTTACCGATGAGGAGTTCTAAATGATTATCCAATTCGATGGTAAATCTTATGACACTGATAAAGTTTCTGATGAACAAGCTAGAAGGCAACTTCAAGCTTATGTAAGTCAGATGGCTTTTAATAATCAGTTTCTTATTTCACTACAAAAATCCAATGATAAGTTACAAGAGGAACTTAGACCTTTGTTAACTGATGAAGCATTGGTAGAAGATAAGCAACCTGCAAAGGTTGCTACTTCTAAATCGTCTAAGACTTAGAAAGTTTTTTCTATTTTAATAATCATAATTTTAGGGGAGTCTTCGGACTCCTCTTTTTACGAGGGTTTATATATATGACAACAGGTAAAAGCACATGGGTAAAGTATCATGTCCCATGTAGTTTATGTAATTCAAGTGATGCAGTATCAGTAAATGAAGATGGTTCAGCTAAGTGTTTTAGTTGTGGTGCTTTTTTTCCTGATTACGAAACACCTGAAAAAGTTAAAGAACAAGTAGAGGATAATACTTTTCTTTCAAGCTATACAGGTGACTATGCTGATTTAACTGATAGGGGGATATCAAAGAAAACAGCAAAAGTCTTTGGAGTTAGATGTTCTACTAATAGCTCTGGAGATGTCAAAGAACACATTTATCCATTCTACAATGGAGATGAAATCGTAGGTACCAAGACCAGATATGTTGCTGATAAAAGATTTTCTTTTAGTGGCACATTTGATAATACTGGTTTGTTTGGTGAACAATTATTTAGAAACAAAGGAGGTAAGTATCTCACCATCACAGAAGGAGAATGTGATGCGATGGCTACCTATCAAATGTTCGATGGTAAATATCCAGTTGTATCTCTTAAACGAGGAGCTTCTGGAGCAGTCAAAGATATCAGAGAGAGCATAGAGTTTGTTGAATCTTTTCAGCATGTCGTTCTATGTTTTGATAATGATAAGCAAGGTAAAGAAGCAGCTAAGTTAGTAGCTAGGATTATTAAGCCGGGCAAAGTTAAGATTATGACTTTACCGAATGGCTATAAAGATGCTAATGATATGTTAGCTCAAGGTAAGTTTACTACCTTTACTCAAGCTTTCTGGGAGGCAAAACAATATACACCTTCTGGTATCATAGAACTATCAAGTCGTAAAGGTGATTGGCTACATAGAGAAGTCAAGCCAAGTATTCCTTATCCTTGGGAAGGTCTTAATAGTAAGTTATATGGACTGCGTAAGGGTGAGTTAGTGACCTTTACTGGTGGTACTGGACTAGGTAAATCAAGTGTTACTAGAGAGCTAGAACATTGGATAATCAAGAATACAAAAGACAATGTAGGTATCATTGCTTTGGAGGAGAACTGGCAAAGAACTGCTGATGGTATTGTTTCTATAGAAGCTAATGACAGAATCTATCTCAATGAAAAACGCAGAAATTATTCTAAAGAAGATTTAGAAAATATGTTTGACAAAGTTATTGAGAAAGACAGGGTATTTATCCATGCTCATTTAGGAGCTAATGATATTGATGATGTCTTTGCTAAACTTAGATACATTATTGTAGGTTGTGAATGTCAATGGGTTATTGTGGACCACCTCCATATGCTTGTTAATGTTTTAACAGAAGGTGATGAAAGAAGAGGTATTGATACTTTGATGAACAAGCTTAGAAGTCTAGTAGAAGAAACTGGAGTAGGTATGCTTTTAGTCTCTCATCTTAGACGAGCTGCTGGAGATAAGGGACATGAACAAGGTATTGAAGTTTCTTTATCTCATCTCAAAGGTTCTCAAGGTATAGCTCAGTTATCAGATTGTGTGATAGCACTAGAAAGAAATCAACAAGCTAAAGATAAAGATGAAGCTAATACAACTAGATTAAGAGTTCTTAAATCTAGATACACTGGAGATACTGGACTTGCATGTAGTTTAATGTATGATACAGAAACAGGTAGATTACATGAAAAAGAACCAGATGAATTTGACGATGTGTTAAATAACATAGATGATGATTATGAAAAACAACTCCCTTGGTAGCTTAGTATTTGACATAGAAGCCAATGGATTAAACCCAGATAAAGTTTGGTGTATCGTAGCCAAGGATGTGAGGTTCGGACATACTCACAAGTTCGATATTAATAATATTAAACAGGGTATCAGCCTCCTTAATAAAACAGATACTCTGATTGGACACAATATTCTTGGCTATGATTTACCTGTTTTAGAAAAACTTTATGACTTTAAATACAAAGGTAAGGTTATTGATACTCTGGTATTGTCTAGATTGTTTAATCCTGTCCGAGACAATGGACACAGTTTAGAAAGTTGGGGACAACGACTTGGAACAAACAAACTAGACAAGCCGGACTTTAGTGTTTACTCGCCTGAAATGCTAACTTATTGTGAGAGGGATGTAGCTCTTAATGATAAAGTATATAAGGCTTTACTAAGAGAGGGTAAAGGATTTAGTGTAGAAAGTATTGACTTAGAGCATGAAGTTGCAAAGATTTTAAATCAGCAAGAACAACATGGCTTCCTGTTTGATGAACAAGCTGCCACTATGTTAGTTGCTACTCTAAAAGAAAAGATGTTTGAAACAGAGGAGGAGGTGCAAAAAGTATTTACCCCTAAACTAATTAAAGATAAATTAGTTGTGCCTAAGTTTAAGAAAGATGGGTCCTTGTCTAGAGTAGGACTTACACCACAAGAATATGATGATTGTGTTAGTAAACCTTTCTACAGAAAAAAATTACAGACATTTAATTTAGGTTCTAGAAAACAAATAGGAGAGTATCTTATAGACTTTGGTTGGAAGCCTAAAAAGTTTACTCCTACAGGACAACCGATAGTAGATGAAAAAGTATTATCAGAAATAACAGATATACCCCAAGCTACTCTAATAGCTGATTATCTGTTGTATCAAAAAAGAATAGCACAGGTTGATTCATGGCTTAGTTCTTTACAAGATGATGGTAGAGTGCATGGACAAGTAATACCTAATGGCACCATAACTGGTCGTATGACCCATCGTAATCCTAATATGGCTCAAGTTCCAAACATGGGTTCGTTATATGGTAAAGAATGTAGAAGTTGTTGGATTGTTCCAGAGGGTTATAAATTACTTGGAGTAGATGCCAGTGGTTTAGAGTTAAGAATGTTAGCTCACTACATGAAAGATGAAGATTATAAAAATGAAATCTTACATGGAGATATACATACTGCTAATCAAAACATGGCAGGATTAGAGACCAGAGACCAAGCTAAGACATTTATTTATGCCTTGGTTTATGGTGCAGGTGATGCTAAGATAGGTAGTATTGTAGGTGGTAATAAAGATTCAGGTAAGAAGTTAAAAGAAACTTTCTTTACTAACTTACCTACTTTAAGAAGTTTAAGAGAACGAGTATGTCGAGCTGCTTCACGAGGTTATCTAAAAGGTATAGATGGTCGTAAGATTTATGTTAGAAGTGAACATGCTGCTCTTAATACTTTACTACAAGGAGGAGGTGCAATAGTTATGAAAAAAGCACTAGCCTTATTAGATTATAAATTTAAATTAACCAATATAACTGCTAACTTTGTAGGTAATATACATGACGAATGGCAGATAGAAGTTAAAGATTGTCAAGCTGCAAAAGCTGGATTCCTAGCAGTTGAAGCTATCAAAGAAGCCGGAGAACATTTTAATATGTTCTGTCCTCTTGATGGTGAATATAAATTAGGAGGTAATTGGAGTGAAACCCACTAAAGCCGACAGAAAAAAGTTTGACCTAGATTTAAAGTATGGTCAAAAATATGAAGACGAATTTTTAAATATCGTAGTAAACTCTAAAGTTGAAGTTAAAACTGAAAGAGGTATGTGGATGGACACAGGCAACATAGCTATTGAATATGAATCCTATGGCAAACCATCTGGTATTATGGCAACAGAATCTGATTACTGGTTGCAGAATTTATGTTATAAAGGATGTGTCTGTTTATCTTTCTTTATAAAAGTAGAACATTTAAAAAAGTTAATTCAACAAAACACTTTCCCCTCTGTTTCTGGAGGAGACCATA